TTTCGGTTTTCGGGCTCTTGCCCATGGCCCCGCAGATCAGGCCGGTGATATAGTCCAGGCTCATCACGGCCAGCAGCACCCACATGATGGGCGGCAGCCCGCAGAAAAACGAGGCGACAGCGCCGCCAATGGCGGACAGAATCTCGATGATTTTCTTTCCCATTTTCCCCTCCGTATTATTCGCCCAATGCTTTATTGATGATCCTCAGCGCGTTGGCCAGGCACACCTGCGCCTCTTTCAATTCCTGCCGGGTGACGGTGACGATCTCCACGCCGGGCACGTCCTGGCCGCCGCCCTGGTCGCCAACGGGCCGCAGGAATTTGCGCATCATACAGCCCTCCACGCCCTGGTCGCTGATCCTGGCCCAATCGTCGTTGATTTCTTCCAGCACGTCCACCACCGCGCCGCACGGTATCTGCTCTACCACCTTGCCGTTGGTGCTGGGCTGGTTTCGCATCCGCACGGGCAAGCCATTATCGGCGTATACAGTAGCCTCATACAGTACATCCATAGGCCTTTCCTCCTGTTCGTAATCCACCTGTTTCAATTTCGCCGCATACCGCCACGCGCCAAGGCTTGTGTCCACCTTAATGCCGCCGGCCACGCCGGTGCAATGCGTAATCCGCAGCGGATTTACGCTGGTCACCACGCCCACGTGATAATAGTCCAGTCGGTCGGGGCTTCCATCATAGGCAGCGGGCAGGGCGTATTTTTCGTCCCCCGGCTCCCGCACCTTGAACACCACCATGCCGGGGATCAGGCTTCCGGCGCTATCAATCCGGTGCAGATCGGTCACAGCGTTCCGCGCCGCCCAGTTGCTGCCATGGGTGCCTGTCCATTTCAATCCGGCCAGCCGCAGCGCGCCGATAATCAGCCCGATGCAATCACACTTTCCCCCTGATCCGTCGCAGCCAAGCGAGTATTCCTTTACCCGCTGAGCGTTTTTCTGGATGGCGCTCAAAAATTGCGCCGCCGTAATTTGCTGCATTTTCTGCCTCCCTCTCGCATCGTGGGCACACCTGCCGCCCCTCCGGGATGATCTCCCCGCAGATCAGGCATCTGTTACTCATTTGGCATCAACCCCATGTAGCCTTAAAGTGTCCTTTATTTACATTATAGCGTTTATGACCGCCCGGGCATAAACTTTGCTCCCGGTTGCGTTCGGATGTAATCCGTCAGCGGTCAGATTATCAATCAAACCATCAATGCTATATGTCGCAATTGGGAATTCCATGCCGCAAATCACGTTGCACTCGTTTTTAAGCGCGATATTTGTAATAACACCACTCAAATACGGTATTTTCAGGTTAATTTCTGATGTCTGTTGCCCTCTCCTGATCGGCGTAATAAACACGATTGGCGTTGTCGGAGCGTTTTGCCTGATGGTATTAATCGCCGCCTGTACATACTGCGCCGTTTCTGAGGTGGCAATGTTGTATCCGATGTCATTCGTCCCGGCAGCTACAAAAATCAGTTTCGCATTTGACCATTCTTCCGCTGTCGTATTGTCCATCTGTGTGCTGATCCAATACGCTTCGGGTTTTTCGGACGAACTGTGTCCGTAAACTGCACCGCTTACGGCTTTGTTGTACGCCGTTACGCCAAGCTTTGAGCAAAACTCGTTGACCCACGGCGGGTTTTGAGTGGAGCCGTGCGTAATGCTGTCACCGTAAAAAAGGACATGGTCACCGCTGGACAGCGAAATCTCTTTTTTATTTACACATGTCCCGGCAAAATAATTCGCCAGAAGATTTTGCCCCTTGTTGATCTCGGTACTGCTGGCTGCAGCCGAATCAACATAATCCTTATCGACAAACTGTTTCCACGCAGTCCAAGTACCGCCCCAGCATGACCTATAATACATGTCGCCGCTTGCAATCGTTAGAACCTGAACATACCATGATTTATTTGTATAAGATGACCCCGAATAGCAGAAAATCGTCCCACTTGAGGATGACACCCCAGACGGGATATTGTCAATCGATTTCAGGCATCCGTTTATACGATAAATCCGGTTTACAGGCATGTCATTCATGTCAGCAAGCAAACTGACATAATTGGCCGATGTGACAAAGGTATCGTACCCAAGCACATTACTATCCCCGCCAAATTCATTGAATAATTCATCCACACGCGAATTCTGGTCTTGCACCAAAACTACATTTGACGTATTAGTTTTAAGGCGAGTAATCGTCAGGCAAACAGCCCCTGTCGGCACAAGATAGTACCCGTCAACAGCCCCGGAATGGCACGTCCCGACTAATGTTGATGTTCCAAACGTCAGAGCTGACTGAAACTGCCATGTATAATCAGAATCCGCACTCGCCTTGATATGCACTATTGTACCTGCGGTCAGAGGATAATATCTGTCAATATCGCAGGTCGTGCTATCGATTGACTGTCCATTACCTTTATGCGCATGGTCTGCAAACGTGCTATACACTCTCGCAGCGCTGAAATTAAGCACCTCGGGATACAGATTGTTCTCGATATCGCTCTTTAAGTCTGCGATGTCCCCGGCCAGGGCATTGCCAAGCGGGGCGGTTTCCCAATGAGCAGCCGTCCAGGATTCGGATGCGGGAATATCCACGGTGGCCTGGTGCAAGCTACCGCTATACCAGCACCAGGTGCCGGCAGTGACGGGGAATTCAAGATCGGTATAATTGGGCGCAATGGCGGCCAGCAGATCGGAATAGTCCGCCGGGATGGAGGCTACGGCATCGTCGATCCGCTGCACCAGGTCCCCGACGCTCAGGGTGATTTCGCCGGACGGATCGACAACTTCATCGGTATAAAGCGTTTCAACATTATACACGGCTTTCAGCACGGTGGTTTTCACGGTGCCGTCAATAACCTGGATGCCTACACCGATAGGCCCAGGGCGGGTGAAGCACGCCTCCGTCAGGGTAGCTGAAACCACGTTGCCGGAAATGCTTCCGGTGATTGTCGGCACGGTTTTTCCGTCGCTGCGGATCACATAGCAGGCTACGGAGCCGGTCTGCGGTGCAGGTTCCTGGCCGTTGAACAGGGAAACGGTGATGATGTTGGATTCATTGTCGCCGGTGAACACGATAGTTCCGCACTGCCTGATTTTTACATCCTGGTTCAAATCCTGGTAGAAATCCTTTTGAAACTGTGCCGCCATTTATTCCGCCTCCTTGTTTTCAATCATCCGTTTGAGTTCATTGATTTTATGTTTCGTCGCTTCGTCTTCTTTTTTTAGGCCGTCCCTCATAGCGGTCAGCATACCGGCGATGTCCCAGATCAGACCGCAACGGAAAACGCCCTTCGCATCGGCAAGGGCTTCGATTTTTCGGAGCATTTCGTCTACCATGCCGAATTTATCAAAAAGCCCTTTCCCGTTGTTTACTTCGAGGATTTTCTCTTCCAAGGTATCGTCTGCCATGCTGACCTCCTTATCGACCCAAATAGTAAATGGTAGCGGTGGATACATTGGTTACAATAGAGCCAAGCATAGTTCCTGGGTTCGTTACATCCCCGTTGATGGCGTACATAATATTTCGTGTATTGGAGCGTGTAACGCCAGTGACAACGGTTTGGCTTTTCCAGGAAGCTGTATTAGTCCCAACTTTGAGCGATGAAAACTCGCCATTCGTCGCATTAACAGTTGCTCCGTCAAGTGCTTCGATGCCGCCCTCTGCATTGATTTTGGAATAGGCGTGAATGCTCGTCCCTTCAACGGTAAAAGCACCGCCACTGCTTCCAGCGTAGAGGTCAGTAAACCAGCCGCCGGGTGCTATCAGATCATTCCCGTTTTTGACAATGGTCGTTCCGTTGAGGTATATGTTCTGCGCGTTGATCGTCGCGCTGCTCCCGGCGTTGTTGATCGCCGTCGTAATGCTGGCAGCAGTCACTTCCCCATTCGCGCCGACGGCGGTCACGATCTGCGTTACCTTCCCGGCCTCGATAATCAATTCGCCCTTGAGCAAATCTACATCTTGATTTGTTGCATCAAGATCACGCTGCGCGGCCTTCAGCCTTAATTCCTGGCTGTTCCCTTCGATCTGCGTATAGTATTCTCCCAGTTTGTACTCGATGTTGGATTGCCCGCCGCTGCCGCCGCCCGCGCCGCTCCTCGCGGCGTTTTCGCGGTTGATGTAGATGATGTTGGGGATGTACGCGCCGATGTTCAGGCGGGAGGATTGCGGGTTGAGCAAATCCTCCGTATATTTGATGATCTCTTTTTGCAGATTTACGCCGGTGGGCCTGATTTCCACGATGGCCGTGTCATGCAGGCGGATCGGCACGTCGGTAAAGCCCAGCCGGTACAGATCGCGCACCACGCCGTCAATGCTCACATCCGGCACCGATACGGTTTTCAGGGTTTCCCAGGTTTTCTGCAGCAGGATTTCCGGGTCGGAAATATCGCCGTTTTGGTAAAAACCAAACCGGGGCCGCCCGTTGCGCCCGTATGCCGCCGTTGCCGCCGGGTCTTCCAGGTATTTCTGCCCGGCGGGCTTGGCCGGGTGATCCGCCGTTTCTGCCCAAACCACATCCGCGAATGTTAGCGGCTGGTTTTGATCCTGGCCCGATCCCGCCACGGATTTTCCATAACCATAAAGCGCGGTTTTGCACCTGGTATCGTCCCAGGTAACGCCAGCTTCGTCCATGTTCTTGTCCAGGCTCAGCCGCAGGCCGCGCCATATGCCGCCGGCCGGGGCAATATCCAGATATCGGCCAACAATGCCGGAAGCGTTCACCACCACCCGGGGTGTGATGTACACATTCCAGTTATTTTCAATGGTGCGCACGTCCTGCCATACGTCGCCCATGCTGCTGTTGCCGGAGGAAATATTGGAGGCTGTCACGTTGCCGACGCTCCACAGGGTGCCGGTCAGGATGTCCGCAAGCGCCGCCGCGGCGGTCACATTCGTCCAGTCCTTGCCGGGGAAGTGTTCGTCCGTCAGCTCAGAAATGGCAATGTGTTCGGCGGTCACTTCCTGGTAATGATCCGGCTCGTAATTCCGGCATTGACGAATCTCAAAGCACTGGAACACGCCCAGGGAATCAGTGTAGCCGATGCGCATGCCGCCGTTTGTAATCACCTTGCCGGGATCGTAGGGGAACAGGCAATGCAGGCTCATTTCTTCATGACAATGCTCCGCCTGCTCCGCGTCCGATCTGGTGAAAAGCGCATGATTGGCAGCATCGAAAAACAAAAAATTCACGTTTCCCACCTCTCAATCCATTTTACCGTGCCGCTGCCGGTGATGGTCGTTTCCCCGGTTTTGGGGAGGATGAAGGACGATCCGAAAGTGTAATATTGCATGATGCTGGTATTATCTACAGCAGCGGTCTGCCGCTCCAGGTCGATTTCCATTTCCCCGGCGGGGATGGTGGAAAAGGTCATGGTGTTTTCGCCGTCGCTGTACTGTTGGTCGCTGGCCGCGCTTTCCAGTGTGCGCACGATGCGCATTCTGGGAGGCGCGTTTCCAGCCACAAAAAACGCCGTCCCGCAGGCGGCGCTTTTTTCTGCAATGCTGTAAAAATACGGATCATAGGCCGTAAAAGTGAGGGAAAGCCTGCTCTCCCACCACTGCCGGGCGGAGGGCTCAGGCAACCCGGTGCATTTTACGTCGATCATTTTTCCCATGTGATAGGGCAGCTGCATGGGCGCAGGCGCTTTTGTCCTGGCCCATGCGGTGATGGCGTCTATTTGCCGCTGCCGGGCGAAAGGATCATCCGTCAACAGGCCGAATGAAATCATGATGGTCCGGGTGCCCTGGTGATCCCGGATGAAATTTGCGCCGGCTGCCAGGGGCCTGTCCCGCGTTACCGGGGTCTGCACGATGGGGCCGACGCGGATATCCTCAATCATAACAGGGGCCACGCTCTCAAGCGCTGCGCCGTGAAAAACAATCATTGCTGCCATCCGCTCCTCTCCAGTGCCCGGTAGCTGTCCGCCTGCATCCCGCTCAGCACGTCCGCCACCACGCGCCCGCGCCATACGATCTGCATATTGCCCATGTTGGGCATGTTCGCGCCAACGGCGCTTCCCATGGCGTTATAGTCAAAGCCGGGGGCGCGGTTGCTGTAATGCCTGGACAATTCGTTTTCCGCTGCTGTTTCCACCCGTTCCCCCTGGTGCAGCATGAAAAGCCCGTCATACGGCACATAATCCAGCCCGTTTGCCTGGCTGCCTTTCGGCTTGGGCGCGCTGAAATACAGCATCCCATTTCGATTAAAATTCGTTCCGTACCCGCTTGCCAGGCCAAGCCTTCCTATCTGGAACAGGATGCCGTCCACCTGGCTTTTCACCTCGGTTTTTTTATCGCCCAGGGCCTTCACGATCCCGTCTACCGTCGCGGCGACGCTGTTATAGGCCGTTTCGCCAAGGTTCAGGCTCGCAATGGCCTGCTGCGCGGTGGCAACAAGTCCATGATAGGTTTCATCAGCCGCCAGCTTTTGCTTGGTCAATTCATCCACAAACCCGGCAGATTCTTCCTGCACCTGCCTGTACAGATCGTTCAGGCCGCCCTCGCCGGTGATGTTCCCGCCCGTCGTGGTCAGGGCTTTCAGGTAGTCAAAGCTCTGCTGGCTGCCATCGCTGAGGGAAGCAAGGATTTCCTCGCTCACGCCCAGCCGCCGGGCCTCGTCCATCATTTTTTTGTATTCCCGGATGTAGGCAAGCTGGCTCTCCAGCGATTGGCTCATGTTTTGCACGCTGGCCTTTTGGCCGCCCAACTGGTTTATCTGGGCGTTCAGGGCTTCCCACTGTTTTTTCCCTTCTTTTGTGTTGGTGTTCAGCTTGCCCATCTGCTCGGTCAGGTCCTTCATTTTCCGGGACGCTTCCTCCGCCGGGGTGTTCCAGGCATAAAGCCCGTCCGCGCCCTTTTCGCCCATGCTCTCGAAGCCCTTGATTACCTGGGCCACGCTCTGGGCGGTTTCCTGCCGCACCTTTTCCTGGTAATCCGCCAGGTTCTTGAAAGCCTCCTGCGCGTTCTCCAGGGCGGTTTTTACCTTGTTCATGGCGTCGGTATCGTCGCCGGCAGCGCGGGCCAGCAAAGAAAGGGATTCAGCAGTTTGCTCTGAAGAGCTGCCAACTCCTTTCACAGTATCAGAAAGGTTATTAAGCTGTTCAGTTTTTGCGGTTATCGCTTCTTCGTATTGCCTATCAAGATTAGCCGCCGTTTTATTTGCAGTTTGTTGCCTCTCAAGCTCTGTTTCAGCCTCTTCCACTGCAGTATAAAGATCATAAAGTTCTGTTATTTGGTCATATGTTAGATTTCTGCCTCCGCCTCTGATTGGTTCACCATATTCATTCACAACTGTCCCCGGCTGTAAATATCCTTCAGTATTGAGCCGTCCCGCCTCTAATTGCCGTCCCAGGACAGTATCTGGTGGAACATAATCTGGTAATTTCCCGTATTCTTTTAGCTTTTGTTGGTACCTTGCTTTTGCCAATTCAGCGTCCACTTCATATCGTGTGGTGTCCGCGTATTGCCTGATAATAGCCCTCTTTGCTTCAAGGGATTCTATTTCGGCCATAAGTTCTTTGGCTTGCACCCATTGTCTGGCGTAAGCCTGTACAGCCTGCGTGCCGCCCTTTATTTCGCCGGTTTGGGTGTTGATGATTTCCGATAAACCGGGGATCAACTGCACCAACCGTTTGCAGGTTTCCAGCCATTTCTTTTGCGCGTTATCAATGTCGTCGGTGCTCATACCAAGCGCCGCCAGCCTGGATTCCGCTTCTTCACTTTCGCTGCCCATGGCCAGCAGTTCTGATGTGATGGAGGCAAAAAACGCTTTCCCGGCATCCGTATCCTCGAAACCTGGTAATCCGGATACAAAATTGGAAAGCAGCTTATCCCATGCATCAGCGTCTTCCGGGTTAATGTTTTGTGCTGCGTCGCCAATGGTTTTTAGCCATTTCGCGGTTTCCTCTGCGCTTTTCCCGGTAAGGGCGGCCAGCGCCTCCGGGTTCACGTTCAACGCGTCCAGGAACGTCTGCCAGGCTTCCGCCTTGCTCACATCCGGGCTGCTGCCGGACAGCGCCTGCGCCAGCGATTCGACGTTGCCTGCTCCGCTCCCGGAAAATACATTTTGCAATCCGTCGATTTTTTGCAAAGAGCTGAGCAGCTCGCCCCACGTTTGGGGGCTGCTGGAATTAAGCGCATTTGCACCTCTGGCCAGCGTTTCCATTGTTACCGTTGCAGAAGTGTTTTGACTGATTTTTTCCAGAACAGAAAGAAGGCTGCTGGCCTCTCCCGCCGTTTTTCTAATTTCAGAAATTTTTTGATTGGTCTGCAAATCAATATTGGCGATTTCATCCAGCACAGTGAGCTCAGGCTTTTTTGTGATGCTTTTCAAGAATTCGTTTAAAAAATCCGTCGCTCCCTGCGCCGGCCCGATCAGCAAATTGCCAATAGACGCTTCGATGCTCTGCAGGTTCGTTTCGACGTTCTTGCGCATGTTGGCGAAGCTGTCGGAGGATGTACGGGCAAAGTCGCCCTGCGCGTCCGCCGTCGCCTGCATCAGGTACTGATACCTGAGCACGGTCTGCTCGCTCTGGCTCATTTTGTCAAAAGCCTTGGTGATGCCCTGGGTCAGCGCGTAGGCTTCCAGATTCGCCACGCTCATATTCACACCCAGTTGTTTCAGCGGTTCCGTTTCGCCGGAAATACCGGCGCGGATTTTCTGAAACGCTGTTTCAAAATCCAGATTGTAAAAACTGGCCATATCCGCGGCCAGTCCTGCCAGGCTGGTGCTCATGTCCACGATCTCAGGCCCGGCAAGGCCGGCGCTTTTCATCATGGCGCCCAGCGTGGAGGTAAATTGTTTGGCCTGAAGCTCCGTCAGGCCAAACTGCGTCCGGGCCTTGTCCGCCCAATTTTGGATTTGGCGGGCGCTGTCGCCAAAGGTTACGTCCACCACGTTCTGCACTTCCTGCAGATCAGACGCGGCCTCCACCGCATCCCGGCCAATATCCAGCAAAAAACGCCCGATCCCGGCAGCCGCTGCAGCGGACGCAATGTTCCGAAACATGGATACCATGTTATTTTCCATGTTCCCCGCGGTTTCCCGCGTGGATGCGTCCCAGTTCCGGCTCTCCCGATCAATCGCCCGCGTCGTGTCGCGCAGGGATTGCTCAATCGGCCTGTTATCGCCCGTGATCTCGAATACTACCTGTCCATCAGCCATGATCCCCACCGCCTTTCTGCTCTGCCAGCGCAAGCAGGCTCATGGCCACGCTGCGCAGGCTGTTTTCCAGGCTCTGTGCCTGCTCTTTTCCCGTAAGATGGATCGCGTATTCCGCTTTTGCTCTGGCCAGCCAGCGCCTTTCCTCCTGGTTCCATTTGGTGGGCGTTGGCATGGGCCGCGCCCGGATACCCAAAACCTCGCTGTACCGGCTGCCATCCGGCAAACCGGCCAAAAAGGAAGAAAACTCCAGCCAATGCAGCCGGTCATGGAAAAGGTTAATGCCGTAGCACTGCAAAAACGCCGCCCGGATCAGGTCTGCATCCTGCACGAAATCGGTTATCTTTTTCGCGTCCGGGTTTTTCCGCGTTTCCGGGAACAGAATTTCGCGCACCGCCGCCAGAATATCAGAAACGTTCCTTTTCGGCGGCCTGCGCATCAGGCATCCAAGGGCCAGATAGTCCCTGGCCTCCGGCAGCAGATCGTCCCGCGCTATCGTTTCCATCAGGCGCAGCACGTTCCGGAAATCAAAATCCAATCTATAAAAATGCCCCCGGACGATCACGCCGCCGGGAAGCTTTTCCTGCAATTTCATTTTTTCTGCTTTTTCTGCGCCGCAACGATCAGCTTATTCAGGCGCTTGCCGAAATACTGCCCGCATGCGTTATACACGCACCCAGCGTCCCCGTGGTAAAAGTCCAGCAGCTTTTCGGCCTGCTCCTTGCCGAAAATCACGCTGGCAAAATACAGCGCCGCGTTTTTCTGTTCGTCCTCGGTACTTTCTTCGGTCAGGCCCTGCATGATTTTCTGTGCCTGGCTCAGGCCGGCCACCATGCGCATAGGATCAGCATCCACATGCAAAAGCAGCGAATCGCCGCCCTCGGTGATCTTCACACGATCATGCACGCGGTGCAAAGAAATTTCAAACGGTTTGAACATCCGTGCAACCTTCCTTTCTGGAAAAGAATGGGGAGGGGTTGCCCCCTCCCCCGTCAGTACGCTGTCACGGTGATGGATGTTTGCGCTGTCAGCGTCTCATCGGCGTACCGCAGCACAAAATCTATCGTCGTTTCGCCATTTCCGGCCGGGTTAATGGCATAGGTTCCCGTCAGCGTCCCACCGGGCACCCTGTCACCGATCAATTCGCCGCTTCGGAGAATTCGCGCCACGGCCGTGTCATTGATCGTGGCATTCAGCTGCAGCTGTGCCTGCTCGCTGTAATCGCCCGGCAGCGTGATCGTTACAATCACGTTTTTGGAGGATACTTCCGCTATTCTGAGTGCAGCAGGGCTCGAAATAACGGTCAGGTAGGGGTCGTTACCGTCGGGATTCCGTTCACCCGCAGGGTGCAGCTGAAGGGCACCAGGTCGGTGGCGTTGCCGCCGAAGTCCACAATGTCGGTGATGGTGCAGTCCGCCGTGATGGTTTCCACCAGCGTGGTGTGGTCGTAAATCTCCACTTTCAAGGAGGATTTGCGATCCTGGCCCAGCTTGTAGCGTAGGCCGGCGATATAGTCCTGAGCTGCGTCGCCGATCACGCGGTGACCGGAAACGGCGTATTCAGGCGCAATGCCGGTTACTTCGTTGTTCGCCCCGCCCAGGCCACACATATAGAAGGCCTGCTGGTTCTGCTCGTTCACGCTTGGGCTGATGCTCTCGATGCCGGCGCACAAGGGCGCATACGTCCACACGGGGGGCGTGGCGCTGGTAGCGCTGGTGCCGATGCTCATTTTGATTACCCATTCAGGATTCAGGTTCGGCATTTGTCAATCACCTCTCCAATAAAATTTGACTGACAGCGCCGAAGCCATCAGCCAATCGTTGTTTTGCTCCCTGCCGATCCGCTGGGGCAGGGTTTTATTCGATATGTCCTCGATCTCCCATCTCGCCGCGCTGGGGTATTCCTTCGCCCGGGTCAAGGCGCTGTGGATTTCGTTCATGGCGTCCGATACCGTTTTCAGGTTGTGGTGTTTCCCGTTCAGGGTCACATCCAGCGGGATCACGGTATTCTTGTCCATGTGCATGGTTTCCGGCGTGCTGGGGCCGATTTCGCAGGTCAGGCCCGGCCCTGTGGGCAGCGCGCCGCGGGTCACCGTGGCGAATGGCTGCGTTGCGTTCATCAGCCCGATCACGGCCTCCAGCACTTCATTGATTACGCTTGTCATAGATGCTCCCTCAGGGCGATTTGCGCCTGTCGCTCCCATTGCCTCATATGGTCGCGTTTTGCGGCCTCGCACCATTTCCAGGTTGCTTTCTGGTTCCCGTTATCGGTGTACGCTGTTCTGATCTCCCAATACTGCCGCCTGGCGTATGGCGTCTGCCAGATCAGCTTTCCCTTATCAAGTTCGGAGTGGATATAACTGGAGGCAATCAGCATACCCGTATCCATTTTGCAGTATTGATTGCAATCGTTCAGGATTTCATCGGCAAGCATGCCCATGCCCTGGTTGAACGCGTATTCGATCCTCGTTTCAACCTGGTGCCTGTTGATGATGATTCTGACAGCCATACACTCACCGCCTCAATACAGCCCGATTTCCCAGTGATGCAGTTGGTCTGTATCGTCACGCAGGCCGTCCGCCGTCGCCACGGTGTATTCAAACCCGCGCACGATCACGCGCACGTCCCCGCCCTTGTCGTGGGCAGCCTTCAAAAGCTGCGCCCAATTCAGCGCCGGAGAGGAATGGCGAAAATCAACAAACAATATGGAGGATAACTGCTGGTCGGTGTTGGTACTGGTTTTCACGATGCGCTCGGTTGGCTGCAGATGCACATGGTTCACGGTGTATTGCTCCCCGTATACTTGATTCTGGTACATGTCCACGCCCGTGCAAACCTTCACCGTGGCCGTGCTGCGCAGAATCCGCGCCGGGATGGGGTTCAGCATACGCATCCCCCCACCGCCGGCACCGCGGGATTCATCAGGCCGCTTTGCTCCAGGTACAAGGTAGCCATGGGGGAAACATTCCCCGCCATAGCGCCTTTGTGGGCTATCTCGCTGCCGCTTTTCCCGCTGATGCTCACTTTCCCCACCGTGAAGCCGCGTTCATTGCCGCCGGCCACGCTGTCCAGGCCATTGACGGCGAAGAAGTCCACCTGTGCGCAGATCGCTTTTTTCACCAGCGTCACCTGAAACGGCGTCAGGCTGGCGATTGTGTCCGCCGTCGCCCGCCACCGGGTCATGGCCCCGATCACGTCCTCCGCCCGGGCTTCCAGCGCCTGAAAATCGCATTCAGATGCCTCTTTCCCCATGTACACCGTCAGGTAGTACGCCGCGTCCACAATCGCCATTGCCTTTCACCTCAATTCATCAGGAAGCCTTGGCCACCACGGTGGTGCCGCCGGCGGCAGCAGGCTGGCCGGAAGCGGCAGCCACCAGGGCCACGGTGATCTTATAGCCGTTGGTGGTGCTGATGAGGCCGTCCGCGGGCAGATCGGCCCAGCCGTCGGAAGCCTTCAGCGCGGTGCCGATGGCCACGGCGGGCGCGGTGCCGGAGGCCGCCTTCCAGACGTACTTCATGCCGGCAGGCACAATGCCGCCGGACACGGTAATGACGGAATCGCCCACGGCCACGGTGCCGGCCTGGGAGGTCACGGTCAGCGCGCCGGCGGTGGTGTCCATATTCACCAGCAGGCCGTCGCCCTTGTTTTCCATCACCCACAAGCCGTGGTACATGGAGAACATCACCTTCCAGCAGTCGCCTTCCTGGTTGGTATCGGGGTCGAATACCTTTGTCACCTGGGGCCGGGAAATGGCGTCCACAGCGGGCCGGGCGGCGATGATCCAGTTGATATTCGCGCCCAGGTTGGTGAAGGTCACGCCGCCCACGGTCTGGCCGTTGGTACGGCCATCGTTGGTGGCGAATACGCTGTGCATGTAGGCGGAGGGGGTGCCGATCAGGTACTGATCATTCAGCGTCTCGATTTTCAGGTTGGCGGAACGCACCTGGAAGTCCCGCACGTTCAGCATTTTGGTGATCTGGCTGGAGCGCTCCAGCATGCCCTTGAGGCCGGTGCTGATCTGGATATACAGCTGCTCGGTCTCGCCGATCTTGTCCTGCACGGCGGTGATGTCGGCCATCAGCAGGTCCAGGATATTGTCCTTGGTGATGCCGCTGGCAGCCTGGGCCACTACGGTGCCATAGCCAAGAGCGCCCTGAGCGGTGGCCGCAATGCGCAGGCAGTCGATTTCGGGGATCACCTTTTCACTGAGGAACACGCGCAGGGCGTTGTTTACGTTCAGGGCAAAATTGGTTTCGCTCACGGCGTAGCGGGGAATGGAGAAGTTGCGGCCCCTGTACCACTGCAGGATTTTGGTTTCCCAGTCCAGGGTCAGGTCGCCGGAAGGTGCCTTACAGCCGTCCATGTCGCCCAGGCCGTCGGTGGACAGGATGGGGATTTTTACCTCTTTGCCGCCATCGTACACGATGCCGGGGTTGGTGTTCTCCATCCACATGGTGCGGGGCATGATGTAGAATTTTTCGTCCAGGATGCGGTTAAATACAGCCGCATAATTGATGGTGTTAGCCATTCGTTTGCTCTCCTTTCGTTACCACCCGGCGGAAAGCTCCTTCACCAGCTTGTCCTCCGGGGTTTCGTTGTTGGTGCCGGAATGCGCCGGCTGCTGGGAATACTGCGGGGTGTTTTTGGGCGCGGGTTTCTGCTCCGGTTCCTGCGTGGGCGTGAAATACTCCTCGTACTTCTCCCGGATGCCGTTCAGCTGTTCCGCTACCGCCGGCGCCTTGTCGCCCCGATCCAGCATGCTGAAAACCTGCTCGCGGAATTTGGGCTTCACCTGTTGGAAGTCCTCACCGCCGATAGCCCGCAGCATGTCGCGTTCACGCTGCAACGCCAGGTATTCGTCCGTGGTCTTGGGGTCAACGGGTTCAGGGGCCTTGAATCCCGCCTTGGTCGCCTCAATGGCGGCCTGTTTGGCTTCTTCCGCGTCGTGCTTGCTGATGAATCCTTCATCCAGGGCGCGCCCGTACAGGCTGAACACCTGTTCCGTCCGCTGCTCCGGGGTCAGGTCCGCATTGGTCATGATCTTGTCCAGCGCTCCGCGTGTGAAAATGCCTGCCATGGTTTACTCCTCCTTTTTGCGGTGCCATAGAGTGATGCACCGAATGCGCGTTTTTCGCCCCGCCGGGCGTGATGGTATTAAAAAAACAGGCCGCAAATTTTAATTGCAGTCTGTTTCTTTAAGCGTAATGTAAATGAGCTTTATTTATCTGCCTTCACGGTTTTGCGTTTCCTGGCCGTTTTCGGCGCTTCTGCGGGCTTTTTCTGCTCACACACTTTAATGGGGGGAAGCTGAATTTCCTTACCTCCGTTAAAAGAATTATTGTACGGCAAATGTTTTCCGCACAGCAGGCAGAAAAATTCGTTATTGGTGCATCTGAGCCGTTCATGCTTGCAATCCATGGTCGTTCCTCTTTGATTTTTAGCTCGTTGTTCCAGCGAAAAACTCCCGCACCTGATCCCACGTATCCGTGGGAAACAGCATCGGATCATAGGTATCATCCTTTGGCCACTTGGCATTGACCGGCGCGGCCTCCCGGTTGCGGCGCCGTGCCCTTCCGGTATCTTCGCAGAATTGGTCAATGTCTGCGCTGGCCTGCTTCACCTTGGCCAGCTGGGCCTGGATGACTTCTTCATCCGCGCCCTGGGCTTTCAGCACCTCCAAATCCAGCTTTTCCTCCCGCAGCCGGCGCTCCAGCGCCCGCTGCTGCTGGCTTTCCGCGTATTCCTTTTCGTTTTCCTCCGGGTCCTGCGGTTCGCCCTTGATGGTGGAAAAGCCGGGGATGAAATTCATGGGATAATGCCGGCAGTTCACGCCGAACAGCCCGCCGCCCCAGCGGAAGGATTCTATTTCATCCTCGCTGTGCACGGTGATCTTGTTCCCGTCCAAATCCTCCACGATGCCGGTCCATCCGCTGCGGGAAATCACCTTGCCCTGCCAGGGGTAGCACAAAGGCCGCGCGCCGTTGTGGCTGCTCACCTGGTATAAATCGCACCCATATTCCTGCGCGCGTTCGTTGATGGCCTCCCGGGCGGTATTGAACATAGTCGTTCGTATGTCCATGGCCACGTAGGCTTCCGGCATCCAATGATGCCCGCCGTGATCCACAAAGCCCGTCAAGCCATTGTCTACCATCCGCCGCACGGCGTCCCGCATGGCCTGATTCCAACCGGAAACGCCCGTCACCACCTCGCCAGTGGCGGTGTTCAAAATGCCCTGGGTGCGCTGGAGGCGGGCGGTCACGTCGGCCACCGTGGCCCGGTAGGCGCTTTCGGTGCTCTCCAGCATCACTGTATTCACCAGGTTCAATTTGTCCGCGCTCTGGGCGTAATACGTATGAAACGCCTGCATCTGGTTGGGCGTCACTTCCGGCGGCAGGAAACCCGCGCCATGAAGAAAGCCCTGTTCCGCCGCCTTGCGCAGCTTCGGTTCCTCGTTCTTCAGCGCGTCCAGGATCGCCGCCTCCAAAGCGTCCTGCAGCGCTTCGTCTGCGCCGGCCAGGCTTTGGGTAATGATCTGCGCCGTCTCCCGGTTCACCTGGCCCATCTGCGCCAAAAGCCGCGCCTGATATTCAAAACTGCCCGGCAGCTCCGCGCCCGCTTTCAGGAAGGGGAAATACTTGGCCATATTAACCATGATCCGGTCTGTAACGGCGCCGTACACTTCCGCCATCCGCCAGCTCATGCCGTCCAGGAATGAAGGGCGCATTATTCAACACCGCCAAAAAGCCTGGTCACGTCCACGCTGTTGGTGGGCGTTTCCGCTTTGATCTGGGCCAGCTCTTTATCAGCGTCCTCCGGCGTCAGGCCCAAAGTTTCGGTCATGAATCGCTTTTTGCTCATCAGCGCCGCGCCCACCAGCATGACGCCCCTGTTGATTTCGGCGTTTTTGTCCTCGATGATGCTGTCGTCGAATTTCACCGCCACGCTATACCCTGCCCGCAGCAGCTCAGCCACAGGCTGCCCCTGCCAGGTCAGCTCATACCGCACGGCCAAATCAAAGATGGCGTCCACCATCTGGCACAGCGCGTCCCGAATGTTATTTTCATGTGCTTTCACGGTGCCGAATGTCTTGCTATTCTCGCTAATCACCTCGGTGGCGGTTTTCATGCCCTTCTGCTGATCGAATGCCAGGGTACCGGGGTCAAATCCGATCTGATTGCACAGGATGGCCAATTCGCCGTTGATGCCGGTAATATGCTGATCCACCCGCAGCTCCACGCTGTTGTCGTAGATTTTCAGGTCCTCCGGGTTGTCGGTGCTCAGCGCCTCCCACACTTCGTCGTCTGCATCAAAGTATTTTTGCGGCGTGCCTCCGTTGATCCCAGGCGCCTGCCGCATGGCCCGGGCCGGGGCGATAATGCGCTTTTTGCCCAGTACAAATTCCCGCTGCAGGCTGTCAAACATGATGTCAATGCCGTGCAACGTATTCATGGCCGGAGCAAAAATGCTCATGCCCAGGGGGCTGTTATCGTCAGCGTAGTTCGCGCCGAAAGGCCGCACATACTGGAAATAGGTGGTATGCACGTCGGCAATGTCGGTAGCGGGGGAAAGCAGCGGATACATCATGTTCAGCGGATACCACCAGCCCAGGATGTTCTGCGGTTCGTCCGCGTCCTTGATGGGCATCCGGTACAGATCGTTGGTCACCCGGTAGGTGTTGCCGTCCCATTTGTGCCATTCCACCGTGGAATAGTAATAGCCTTCTTTGGCTTCCCGGCTGATGAAAATAGCGCTGGTCACCCTGCTGTTATCCCAGGCCGTGGGCACGAATTGCCCGGCCATATGGAAGCTAATGCGGATTTTGCCTTCCCCGGTATCGTTGCCGTTTTCGTCCTTGGGCACCTCCACCCATTCTTTCAGCGCGCAGCCGCCAAGGGCGAACGCCTTTTCCAGCAGATCGCCAAATGCCGTGCCGAATCTGTTCTGCCGCAGCACTTCCTGCAAAAACTCGTTCAGCGGGTCCGGCTCTTTGCTTTTCGGATCATGGCTTGCGCTGCTGGCCGTTAGTTGGCAGCGCTCGTTCCACACGTACCGGGCCATTTGAGAACAGGCCATTTTCCCGGCATTCATGGTGGCCATGGTGCGCGTTTTCCCCTTGGGATTATTCAGCGTTTTCAGCGGCACCAGGTGCCAATCCTTGTAAAAACCCTTGTAAACGGCCTGCCAAACGAAAATAAACAGCGTGTAATACTGCCGGAAAGCCGGCACGCCATCCAGCTCGAATACGTCCTTTTTGAATACGCCGGCGTTCTCCGCCATCCGGTTCACCCCGTTTCTGATCCTGTCTTTGATTCTTTCAATGAATTTCAAATTTTACCACCTCACAGGCCCCACAGGCCGTAAGCCTTGAGGAAATGGTTCATAGCGTAGCGCGTTTCGTCCATGCTGTGATTGTAGGCGTCCACGGGCTGCCCCTTGTCGTCCGCGCAGTACAGCCCGGCCTCCTTCACAAAGGCTTCGGTGCCGTACCGCTCATCCTCCACCAGGTAAAAACGCCCGTCCTGGATGGCGCTTTGCAGCATTTCCACGCCCACTTTCAGGCCCTTGCTGCCGCCCCTCACGTCGTGGCCGTTATTGTCCGCGCCGTTGGTGGCCAGGCCCAGCTTTTCAATTTCCAGCCGCAGCGCCTTGCAGGCCGGATCAATATAGATCGCGTTTTCCCGCACGCCGTACTTTTTGCGCATGTACGGCAGAAACTCGCCCACGATGTGCCGCGCCTGATCGCTCATAGCCATTTGCCCGCCGTCGTACCGCCAATTTCCCACGCGGTACAGCCGATACTCTTTCGGCCCCGGCGCGTACCGGTCGCCCATAAAGCCCGCCAGGTAAAAGCCGATGCTGGTCGCGTCCGTCGTGCCGCCGTCACCGGCGGCGAATGCCTCTACGATCCAGAAATCATCCGGCAGCCGGTTTACGATATGCTTTTCCGGGCTGAACATCCAGTAAATCACGCCCTCCGGGATCACGCGCTGGCCCAGCCAATCCCGCTTATACAAAAACGGGCTTTTTTTGCATGCCGCCTCGATTTCGGCCAGGCGCTGCGGCGTCAATACCGGGTTATCCGCGCACGTCCAATGCAAAAACCGGCAATCCTGAACGTTCAGCACGTTTTTAATGCACGGGTCGGCAGGCGACGGCGGGTTCAGGTCGGCGATGTGCCAGCGGTCTTTGGCGGCGTAAGTTCTGCGAAAACATTCCTGAATCATGGAATCATGCAAAAGGTTGATTTCGCAGAAATACACGCTGCCCAGGCTCATGCCGGTAATGGCCTTATGGCTGTCCGCTTTGCCGCCGCCCTTCCAGTACACCTTTTTTTCGCCGTCCGGCAGGCTCACCAGCAAATGCGCGCCGCTGTCGTCGTGGCTTACCCGGCAATGGCCTTTGAAAATGTGCGTCAGGCCCATGCCGTCTCCGTCCATGATGAGCCGGTACGCCTGCTCCGCGCTGTACGCCGTCACCAGGTGCAGCGCGTCCCGGCTGCGGATCAGGTGCCGGGCGAAGCGCATGGTTCCCGCCGTGGTCTTTCCGCTGCGGGGCGTGCCCTCGTTCCAGTCCAGGGCATGATCGAAGGGGGCCATGATCAGGCTTTTCTGCTTTGCGCTCCATTCGATCATTGTGCAGCCTGCCTTTCCATGTCGAGCAGGGATTGCAGCAGCTCGTTCTTCCCGTCGGTCTGTGCCTCCGTCTTAACGGAATAGCCAAACTTGCTCATCCATAGAGCCGCCAGCTGCGGCGGGATCGTGCCGGTCTCAAATTTCGCCCGGGTGTCCGCCTCGCATTCCTCTCGTATGCGCGTTACAATGTCCGAAAAGGATGGGTTTTCCGCGTATGTGCTGTAAAAAATCGAGCGCGGAATTTTCAGGAACACGCAAAAGCCCTCGATGGTGTAGCTGATCCGCTTTTTTACCCGCTGGCTGACGAATTCGCTGTTTTTAGCGC